TTCCAGACTAATGATCTGGCTAAGACTGGTGATAGCGAGAACACTCAGCTTCTAGCTGAAGTTACTCTGGAAGTCAAGAACGAAGCCGCACATGGCATCGTTGCTGACTTGAACATGGCTCTGTAATAAGTAGCAAATAGCCCCTGCCTAACGGTGGGGGCTACCTACAAAAGGAATTTATGAGTAATCCGATACGGACTCAAACAGCATACGAAGATGGTGATGGCGGGATCGTCATCGAGACTAAGCAGGATGTAACAGAGATTATCGAAGCCAATAAGAAGCAACTGGACTACGATAAGTCTCGGCAAGGACACTTAAACGAACTGCATCACGTTGCTCGAATACCCTTTACGGTCATAGATGTACTGAACCAGCAAGGGATTATGAAGGGCTTTAACGTGGTCGATGAGGTCGGTTTTGCTAGGTGGCTGAACGATCCTGATAATGCTGTGTGGAAAACGTATAGGGGTACTGTATGAGAGTTGGTGTTTGTGTACCATGCCGGGATGAGGTGCATACTGGTTTTGCTTTTGACTTTGCTCGGATGACAGCGCATGATGCGTCAGTACGTTGCAAAGATGGTAAAGGCGGTTTAAGTTTATACACAATGCCGGGAACGCTGATATTTGACCAGCGTGAGAAGTTGGCAGAAGTGGCATTAGGTGAAGGATGTGACGCGCTATTGTTTATTGATAGCGATATGCGGTTTCCGCATGACATCATTGACATAATGTTAAGTAGAGATGTGCCGATTGTTGGGGTAAATGCAACGACTAGAAGGAAGCCTGTAACGCCTACAGCCAAGATACTCACAAGGTATATGGATGGTGATACAGAGGTTCGTAAGTGGTCGAACATTGACTCTCGCGGCAAGGAAGGGATTGAGGAAGTTACAGCGGTTGGGTTTGGTGCTGTGATGATCCGTAAGGAAGTGTTTGAAAAGACGGGCAGACCTTGGTTCGATGCTGGATGGGGTTCTAACGGTGTATGTGGTGAGGATGTGTATTTCTGCGTCAAGGCTGGTTCTGAGGGCTTTCAGACGTATGTAGACCATGAACTATCGATGCACATCCGGCACATCGGCACTTACGAATACGGTTGGAAAGATTTTGAGCAGCTAGAGGAATAACATGGCATTTACGACCTATAGCGAGTTAAAAACAACGATAGCTAACTATCTGGCTCGTAGTGATCTGACTTCAGTTATCCCGGACTTTATCCGTCTGGCTGAGACTAGGTTGCAGAGAGACCTAAGAATTCGTCAGATGTTAGTGGTAGCTACAGCAAGTACAACGGGCGGCGATTCAACACTTGGATTGCCTACCGACTTCTTAGAGATGAGAGATATTCATCTCAACACGACTCCGATTACTACGCTACGTTACAAGGCTCCTAACTCGTTTTATCAGGAGTCTAGGGTAACGGATGGCGGCAAGCCCATTGATTACACTATTCTCGGTGCGGAGATGCAGTTAGCTCCGGTTCCAGATTCGTCTTATACGGCGCAAATGTTGTATTACGCCAAGCCTCCTGTATTATCAGATTCGACAGCTAGTAACGTATTCTTGGCTTATGTGCCTGATGCGTTGCTATATGCGTCTTTGGCAGAGGCAGAGCCGTATTTGATGAATGATGCAAGGGTGCAGACTTGGGCTTCCTTGTATTCTAGGGCGATTGATTCTATCTCTACGTCCGACCAAGCAAGTGAGTATAGTGGTCAACCTATGTCTATGTCTTATAACGTGAGGTAAATCATGGCTGAGATGTCTAATTATCTGGAGAACGCGCTAATTAACGCTACTCTCCGCAATACAAGCTACACAAGCCCGACAACGGTTTATGTAGGTCTTTACACAAGCGATCCGGGTGACGGTAACACTGGAACTGAAGTTTCTGGTGGTTCGTATGCTCGCGTATCGGTAACATTTGGTGCGCCATCTAACGGTGTATCAACGAACAGTGCATCGGTAACTTTCCCGACTGCTACTGGCACATGGGGTACTGTGACTCACATCGGCATTCTGGACGCACTGACTACCGGCAATCTGCTGTATCACACAGCGTTGGATTCGTCTAAGTCGATTGCTTCTGGTGACGTGTTCACAATCTCGACAGGCAACCTTTCCGTAACTCTGGAGTAATCTATGCCATTAGTCATTGCTGACCGAGTTCGGGAAACGTCCACCACGACCGGCACAGGCACATTAACACTGGACGGTGCAGTAACGGGCTTTCGTACTTTCGGATCGGCGATAGGCAGTGGTAATACTTGCTATTACACAATTACTCTCGGTGCAGATTGGGAAGTTGGTCTCGGTACTGTTGGAACGGGTACGTTAGCTCGTACTACGGTACTTAGATCATCTAACAGCAATAACGCTGTTAATTTCGGTGCTGGCACTAAAGACGTATTCGTTACTTATACGGCTGAGAGATCGGTTTATAAGGACGCGAGTAATAACGTCAATGCGCTAGGTACGATTAGCTCTGGCGTATGGAATGGTACTGAAATCACTGTTCCTTACGGTGGCACTGGTGTTGCCACGTTGACAGGTATCGTCAAGGGTAACGGTCAGAGTGCGTTTTCTGCTGCGACTGCTGGAACGGATTACGTTGCTCCGGGAACAGCTACGACGTTTACCGCTACTCAGACGTTTAACGGCTCGTCTAGCACATTGGCAATGGTACTAGCTGATGCTGCTGAGACAACGACGATCTCTGCGACTGCTGCGACAGGAACGATTGCTTATGATGTTACTACGCAATCCGTCTTGTACTACACCAGTAATGCCTCGGCTAACTGGACGGTCAACTTTAGAGGTTCGTCTGGTACGAGTCTAAATACGCTGATGTCAACGGGTCAATCAGTAACGGTAACTTTCTTGGTGACTCAGGGTAGCACTGCGTATTACAACAATGTGGTACAGGTAGATGGGTCTAGTGTAACGCCTAAGTATCAGGGTGGTACGGCTTGGTCGGCTGGTAATGCCTCAAGTATCGACGCATACACTTATACGATTGTTAAGACAGGTAACGCAGCATTTACGGTCTTTGCGGCTCAAACGAGGTTTGCATAATGGGGTTGTTATCGACAATCGGTGCTGCTAGTGGTCGAGCATTTGGGTTTACCAGATTAGCAGCGGCTGTTAAGGATGCCTACTTTAATTTAACAACCCTGCTATTGCCCGGAAATGGCACGAACGGAGCGCAGAACAACACGTTCCTAGATAGCGGCACTGCCAATAGCGGCAGCGGATTCACCATCACCCGTAACGGCAACACGACGCAGGGTACATTCTCGCCGTTTAGTCAGACTGGGTGGAGCGATAACTTCACTGGTTCGCTTACAAGTTATGAAAGCACTCCAAACAACTCTGCTTTTAACTTCGGGTCTGGTGATTTTACTATTGAAGGCTGGATGTACATTACTGGATTTAATTCTAGCGGGATATGTTTAGCAGGTCTTTGGGTATCTCCTGCTACGAATCAAAGATCGTGGATCATTGTTGCGACTACAACTGCGATTCAGTTTAGTTATTCAACCAATGGAGCAAATGAAACAGCTCTATCTTTTACATATTCTTTGCCAACAAATGCTTGGGTGCATATAGCTGTTGTTCGCAACGGGAATACTTTTACGATGTATGTAAATGGTACTTCTATTGGAACAGCGAGTATGACCGGCGTTACATTATTCGCTGGCAGCCAGCCTTTATATATTGGTGCAAACAAACAAGACATAGACGCTTCAGCAACAAATTATGTGCTACAGGGTTATATATCTAACTTCAGAATCACCAAAGGAAGGGCGGTCTACACCAGCAACTTCACTCCGTCTACCGTTCCGCTGACAGCAACAACAGGTGGGCAAAATCCACCACAAGGTACAGAGTGTTCTATTCTTTGCTGCCAATCCAATAGATTGGTAGATAACGGCGGTCTAGCCACAAAGAATGTCATTTCAAACGCTGGAGCTATTTCCGTCCAAGCCTTCAGCCCATTCGCTCCTACTGTTGCTTATAGCGCAACACCGAATGGTGGTAGTGGGTACTTTGATGGGACGGGGGATTATTTAAGTATCGGCTCGGGAATGAATGTCGGGCTTAATGACTTCACCATTGAAGCGTGGGTGTATCCGACCGCTTTTAATACTTGGCAAAGTATATTTAGCACAAGACCTACCGACTTGACGGCTGGATCAACGGATGTTTTTGCATTAGGGGTAAATACTACTGGGTATGCATATATTTACTCGGGAGCTTTTCAAATTCAAGGGACGGCAGGTTCAGTTTCGTTGAATACTTGGACGCACATTGCTGTTACAAGGTCTAGTGGAACGATGCGTTTGTTTATAAACGGCGCTTTAAACCAAACTTCGTCCAGCAACGAAAACTACACTGTGGCACTTGCAGCCATAGGCGCTAACAGAAATGGCAGTGAACAGTGGACTGGGTACATAAGTAGCCTTCGTTTAGTCAGTGGTACAGCCGTATATACAGCCGCATTTACCCCACCAACCGCCCCACTAACAGCCATCACCAACACATCCCTTCTCACCAACTTCACCAACGCTGGCATCACAGACGCTACAGCAAAGAACGTCCTTGAGACTGTAGGCAACGCGCAGATAAGCACGACGCAGAGTAAGTTCGGCGGTAGCTCGATGGCGTTTGATGGTAGCGGGGATTATTTAACTGGGCCTCTGGGTCAGCAAGCGACTTTTGGGACTGGTGATTTTACGATTGAGGTATGGATATACTGGAATAGTATTGCT